AGCAACTCTCTTACTTGCTTTTGAAAGTCCTAATAATACTTTATCATCATAACCGTCAAGTAATATTTCAAAACTTGCATTTGAATTAAATGATAATCTTTTTCCTGTGTTTCTTATAGCAGAGTTTGCAGCGGCTTTCAATTTTTGTTTTTTGTTTGCCTGCACCGCCTTTTGAGCTGTACTCCTGCCAAAACCATACTTTTGTACTCTGTCATTACGCTTGAGCAAACCTGTTTTGTCACAGAAATTGTTAAGCTCAGCTTCACGATTTTTCAGCTTTACGGATTCTTTATTAAAAATATTCTGATAAGCCTTTTTTATTGCTTCGTCATCGGCATTTTTAATGCTTTCGTCATAAGCGGCAAGTATGCGTTTTGATTCTCTGATTTTTCTTTCATAAGCTCGTTGCTTTTGTTCTGCTTCATAAAGAGTGTGCATAGAGCCGTCAGGATACTCAATATTTTTAGCGTCCATCTGCTTTAGCTTTTCTTCGTCATACATTCGTGTACCGCCAAAGTACGGATACCAATCGTGCCTGCAGTTCCACCCCTTAAAGCCGTCACCCGAACCGTAGCCAATGTCTGACAAGGAAAGATAACCTTTTCTGCCGCTTAAACTCACAACCTGACCCTGCCAATATGAATGGCTCGGTCTTGCTCCTGCGTGAGCGGTAATCTCCATAAGGTCACAGCCAAGCTCATGAGCGTTGGCAAGGCAAATTTGTCCTGTGGTCTGACCTATGCCCGTCATAACATTGCGGCGAACCGCTACATCAAGCCTGTCACGGTGTCCTGACGGATATATAACAAACGCTCCGTCTTGAGCTACCTGTTTAATTGCATCAGCAATTGCCTGTTGCGGAGTAAACGCACCGCTTGTAGCTTTAAGTTCTGCAAGACTGCAAGCGTTAATAAAGCTCGTTTGAGATGATACCGCAGTAGTCAGAGTGAGATTGCTCAAATTACCCTGTGTTTTTTTAAATCCTGCTTCTAATATCTGCAGTTGAGTATCAGACACCTTGATTGACTTAGGGGTAAGACCGTTTTTACGGTAAATCTCATTATCATACTCTGTTGCAGTAATGGCAGCGTCTTCAAACAGCTTTTTAAGTTCCGACTCACATTTACCGCTGTACTTTGAAATACTGTTTAAAATGTCAGAGTTAAGCGTGCCAAGCTCCTGCATATGCTGTGTTTGCCATATTGCTGTATCGGTCATTGTTCCTGTTTTAACAATTCTGCTTGCAACATCTCGGACGATAGCCTCTTCAAGCTGACTGTAAAGCTCTACAATATCATCTGCACAATGTGCAAGCTGTTCAGGTGTAAGCATTAAGCACCACCCTCGTTAAAAAAGCTCTGCACACCGCTTTCAGGTAACATTTCTGCCGCTTGTTTGTCGTCTACACCGTAACGCCACTTGAGATAATCTGTCTTTTTGCGAATACCGCTGTTGACTTCGTTAAGCTGTATAGCCTGCTCCTTGTCTTTGTCCTCAAGTACACCGTCACCCCAATTAAAGCTGACTTCGTACTCTCCGCTTGGTGCAAGATTACAAGCATCTGCCATAGCATTGCAAGCATATATGTAGTCTTCAAGCACAGACTCAAGAGAGGACTGCATATCAGACACTGCCGTATAGCTGCGCTGTTTGGATGCTTTTATTTCCTCAGCTGTTTTATCTACATTCTCTGGATTAGAGAGTGTGCCATAAGCAAGGGAGCAGTTCCATTCAATTCGTCTTAAAATTTCATTAAGACCTCTTGCGTAGTTTTCATCACGCAAATTTGGATTAAAAACTTCATAAAACGACTTATCACTATTTGAGTCAGAGTCAATGTTGATTTTCCTAAAAAGCCTGTCACGAGTAGATGCTGTTTCAAGTGATTTTTCACCCGGTCGCTGTCGCAAAACTTCTTCGCCTGCATCAACAGCAAGCTCACCGCCTTCAAATTCCCACAAATATCTGTCCCATTGCAAGTCAGCTTCGTTAAGTAGCTTAACTGCTCGGCTGTAAACCGACACTCCGAGAGGACTGTCGCTTTCAATGTGGTTTGCAAACGGTACTTTCCAAAACGCAAAAAGAGGACGGTCAACATCATTTATGACAATGTACGGATCAATTCCTGCCCACATTTTGCTGTCAAGATTTTCAGGCTTTATTTCAGAGCCAATGTTGTCAGGGTTGGAAGAAACAAAAAAGTGACTTTCAATCGTGTGTGATTTGTTTTCGTAACTGTAAGTCTGCTTTTCAATTCGAGTGTAGTAATTTTTCCCTTTGACTTCCTGATTAAAAAATGCAGCAGCGGTAATTATACCATTGCTGTAACTAAGAGGGATAAACTTGTCCTGTGTGTTGCAATCGGGGAGTATAACACCATTGCGAACATATGGCTTAAGCATTATGCCGCCAACAGTACAGCCTGCCTCAAGTCTTACTCTAAGCTGTTTAGTCAGTTTTTCGTACTGTTCCTGCAAATAGTCTGCTCGCTTTGAACCTGTTATCTTACTTTCAAACTCAATCATAATAAGTCTTGCAAATTCTGATGCTATCGTAGCTCCGAGATTGAGCGTTTTGCCGTGACAGGCATTACTCCACCGTGGTTCATCAGCATAAATTTCAAGCCAATCTTCCATGGCGTCTTCCATATCATCATAATGATAACTTACTATATCGTCCGGAGATAACTTATTCACGAGTGTCCTTAGCCAACTTAAAAACACATATTTAGCACGCCTTTTCAAATTCTCACCCCCTAATCGTTATATTTAAAAGTCTTGCGTAAAATCGTGTACGCAAAATAGCGTATATCGTCCATTGCGTGGTCGTTTTCCTTAATGACCTTATCTTCTTCGGCTTTATCGTCCCAACGATACATACCAAACTCTTCTTGTGATGCCTTACACTTAACTCCGATTTTAATGCGACCGTCATTAAGCATTTGACTTGTTGTTCTGATACCGTTGAGCACATCATTTTTAGCTGATTTCACAAAAAATTTACCGTGCTTTTTAATCGTTGCCTTAAATGATGCAGCTGACGGGTCAATGATTACATATTCAATGTATCTGTCGCCTGCAAGCCTTTCAAGCTCTGCATAATGCTCTTCATCGGTGCGTTGATAGCCTTCCTTGCGACTGTTGTAGTAGTATTCATCCACTCTAATAGCCTCGTTGTCAGTTACGCACCACAGTCCCATAGAGCAAGGGTTAATAGTACCGTAGTCCATTGATATGTACCACCGTCCGACAAGCTCATCGGGATTGCCGTCCCACAACTTATCCTTAATATGGTCGTTGAAGTCCTGATAAACAAGTCCCTCTGCAATTACCCATTCGCCAAGTATAAAGCGACGGAAGAATGTCCCTTGATAAAGGCTGTAATACCGCTGTTTTACCTTGTCGGATAATGATAGGTTATCGTCCATTAAAAATTTAAGTCGCAAAGCGTGCTTATCCTCAGCCTTTAAAACCCATTCCTGATAAAACCAATGATTAGGATTATCGGGGTTGCAGTTAAACCAAAATCTTGCACCCTCAACCGAGCAACGGGCGAGAGCCTGCTCAACGAATGAGCGTGGCATAAGAGCAACCTCATCCAAGAGTACTCCTGCAAGTGTCACACCCTGAATTAAGTCCTGTGAGCTTTCGTCCTTACCTCCGAAAATGTAAAAAGTGTTTGTCTTTCCTTTTTTACTGACTGTCAGTGAGTTTTCCGAGCGTTTGTCCTTGATGTCATAGCGGTGCTTCATCATATTGATAAGCGGCTTAATAACATTTCGGCGGCAAGAGCGTACAGTCTTACCGCAGATTGCAAAGTTACAGTCAGAGAAGGTATCCATTGCCCATATCAGAAATGATATGCTCATACTGACCGTCTTACCGGAACGGACAGAGCCGTCTGCTATGATTGCATCGTATTTATCCTTAATTCCGTCAACCTTCCACCAGGAGAGGACTTTTAGCTGCTTTTTGGAAAAAGGTTTAAATTTCATCAGCAAAAGCCTCCTTGCCTGCGCATGCAAGCGCTTCAATCAATCCGTCGTCAACACTGACAACAGTTTCAGGCTTGAAGTATTCGGCATACAGCTTGATAGCCTGGGTGTCACCGCTTTGGCATTTCTTTATCAGTGCTTCACGGATAGCCGTTAATTCGTCATTTTCGTATTTTTCAATCAGGGCGTTGAGCTTTTTGCGAAAATCCTTTGACTTGACAACTCCGTAGGAGAGAGCCAAAGCCTTTAAGTCCTCCACAATATTAAATTCCTGCTTTGTATTTGTATCTTTAAGTAATTGTTCAAGTTTTGACAGCTTATCCATTCGCACTCACCTCCAAAATAAAAACACCCATTAAAGGGTGCTTAAAATAAGTTTAAATACCGTTTTATGCAAGCTTCGCCATCCGCTAACTTTGATGTTATCGGTGCTAAGTGTATAACAACCATTCATCAAGCGAAGACGAATCAATCCGCTGTCTGCTCCGGCATTTGTTCTGTATCTTCTATAAAAGATACTTTTATTTCTTTTTCTTCTCCGGCAACAGTAACCTTGACTGTTGCTTTCTTGTATCTGCGTTCAATTTTTACAATTTTATCTGTATAATCTGTTAAAAATCCGCTGACAACTTTATAACTGTTGTCGTCATTAAATTTTAAAACTGACGGTTCAGAGAGCAAATCCGATAACTTGAGAACAAACTCTGATTCACTCTCGCTTAACGGAATCGGATTCTGACCTCCGCCAAGAATTTTAATTATTCCGCTTATGTTATTCATAGCGTAGTATTTTGCCCAGCTGTATCGCATAAACACAAAAACATAACCTGCAAAAACAATGTATGCTTTCTTAATCCATTTTCCGCCCTTGCGGATAACACGATTTTCAACAGGAACAGCAGTTGAAAAGCCACGCTTTTCCAAAGCATTGGCAATATCCCGCTCACAGTCGGTTCTTACATGAAGTACATACCATTCGTATTTATCCATTTCAAGCCTCCTTTGCCTGCTTTTTGAGCTTATTAATTTCATACATTAGCTCGTTATACAAGCGTGGGTTACTTTTCTTGATAGTTTCATAAAGCAAGCTCTGATTTTCCTCAAGTGCAATCTGCTTGTCTGACTTGACATCAATGTCTGTTTTGCGTTTGTAAGCAACTGCCCTTGCAAGTGCCGTAGCCTGTCTTAGCAGGTCATCAGCTGACACATCATCAAACTGACCTTCATCAAGCTTTGCAATAGCGTCAAAAACTTTTTGAGATGCCATTCGTAAAATAGCCTCGGCAGGGTCAAGTTCGGGATAACGCTCTGTTTCGGTCAGTATCATTCTGAAATTTTCCTGTGCTATTCTGAGCTGTTGAGCGTTGGCAAGAAAGCGTGATGCGTAACGGCTTACCGCCGCCTGAGAGAGCTGTTCGCCGTTCTCGGACAGATACGCTACAATTTCACGGTAGGTCTGACCGCTTACAAGCATCTGATCTACGGTGTCCTTGAGGTCGGCAGGGAGCTTGTCTATCTTTCCGCAGGCTCTGCGGTTAGTTCTGCTCATAGCTACACCTCAACTAAATCATCAAAAATATTTCCTGCAAGCAGCTTAATACCTTTTGCTGTAAGCTTAGCTTCCAGCTCGTTGTAATCAACATCCGCAATCTCAGCAGGTTGTTTGGTTTTGATATGCCTTAAAGAAATATAGCCGCTTTCTGATAGGTAGTTGATACTGTCGAGATAATCTGCATCCTCAATATCATCAAGAGCATATCTGACCTCTGAAAGCTTCTCGTATTTATAACGGAGCAGATTAATTGTTCTGATAACTACACCATTATTTTTTATAAAACGAGTTGCTCTTATCCTCTTAATAGCCTCATCCTTATCTGGTATCATTGCCGCTACCCTCCATCTGCTGTTTTATCAGTAAATCGTAGATTTTATCAATCTTTTTATCGGTCTGCATCTGCGAACGGTAAAAGTCAGGCTTAGTCAGGCAACTTTCTTTTATCTGCTCAACATCAGTCTGCAACTTACCGATAGATTTATTTAAATCATTTTTAACATCTTTCAGCTCATCTTTCGTAACATAAGACAGTTGTATCTCTTTAATTTCCTTATCGTGCCTGTCAGCCTCATTAATAGTACGCTTAAGAAAAAAGCCGATAATTGCTATCGCTCCTGTGACAATAAGACCGAACAACCACCAAGTGTC